GTTTCCCAGTCACGATCGAGGGGGTTGACCCTTGAGTCTGCAAGAAGAAGGTTTGCAAGGTTTATGCCAATGTAGCGTTTTGGTTATAACTTTTCGGTCTTTACAATTGGTTTGTATTGTGGTTTAATGTATTTGTTGACTGAGGAGGACGCCATGTATCAGATAGAACTTTGGAATGACGATGCGACGATTTTGTTCCTTTGCCGGCGTGTTGCCGAGGCCCAAGAGTATGCTAGAATGTGGGAAGACATTGCAGAGGTGCAATTGAGTGGGCCGTATTTAGGTGAGAGCCTGATGCGGGTTATTGAGCAGGGTGCAGAAATCCTGTGTTGATTCAAATAGGAGAGATTATCATGAGTGGTATTAAAGCGGCTTTGGATCGTGAGTTGGTCAAGCTGGCGCGTCAGAAGGATAATCGCGATGCTACGATCGCTGTTATTGAGGTGCTTGGTGAGTCTGTTAAAGAGACTAATAAGCTGGCGCGTCAGGAGGAAGCTATTAAAGATACTGAGGCGAATATTAAGAAGTTGAAAGCTGCGGTTGAGGCTTTGAGTAAGAAGAAGTAGAGAGCTGGACCCGAGTGGGGCACCTGGGCGATCATGTCCGGGTGCCCCTTTATGTAAAAAATTTTTAAAAGGAATCGCTTCGCGATCCTTTATTTTATTGGAGGTGTGATATGCGTTATCTGTTAATTTTTTGTTTGTTGATGGTTTCAGGTTGTGGGGCTATTAGTGCTACTACGTTACGTTGTGGTACAGATGGTGATAGTAGTTATTTGGAGTTGGTGTCCGCGCCGCAGAATGTTAGCGGTAGTACGCGGGCTATTGGTGAGATGTGCGCATTTGCGTATGTAACTAAGGAGTAGATTATGAAAAGGCGTTCTATGTCTAGGAAGGGTAGTGGGGCTTATTTTACGGCTACTGCTAGTAAGAGTCATTATCGTAATTTTCAGGCGAGGCCGCAGCGTGGCGGTATTCGTTTGTGAATGGGGTGTGATAGTCCTTTGAAAGGATGGCGTGATCCAAGCACTGGCGGTATTCAGTTTAGGAGGGACAATGCTAGAGAAAAAATGGAGGTTGGTTGCGGTCAGTGTCTTGGTTGCCGTTTGGATTATAGCCGTATGTGGGCGATGCGAATTACCCACGAATCATCTTTGCATGAATATAAGGGGGGTAATTGCTTTGTTACTTTGACTTATAGGGATCCGGTTGATTGTACGATGGAGCAGTTAGAAAAGGGGTATCATGTGCCGAATGACTGGAGTTTGCATAAGAGGCATTTTCAGTTGTTTATGAAGCGGTTACGGAAACATTTTAAAGATCAGGAGATTCGGTATTTTTATGCTGGAGAATATGGTAGGAGGTGTAAACACGGTTTGGATCTTGAGCGCGTTGGCTGTCCTCTCTGTAATTGTGGGCGTCCCCATTATCATGCTTGTTTGTTTAATTGTTCTTTTACGGATTTAGAGGCGTATCAGAGTGATGGTGGGATCATGCGTTACACGAGTAAAACCCTTGAGGATTTGTGGGGTTTTGGATTTGTTGACATTGGAGAGTTGAATTACGCTAGTGCAAGTTATACCGCTAGGTATATTTTAAAGAAGGTTAGAGGTGTTAAGAGTCCGGAGCATTATATGAGCCATGATTTAAATGGTGAGATTACTTGGATTACTCCTGAGTATGTTGGTATGAGCAGGGGTAAAACTTGTAAGGTGCATAGGGGTTTGCCGTATCAGGTAGATTGCCCTAATTGTAGTAGAGGAATCGGTAGGGATTGGTACGAGAAGTATCATAGCGATGTTTTTCCTAGTGATGAAGTACCTGTTCCGGGTGCGGGTGTAATGAAAGGAGTTCCGAGATATTATAACGAAATTTTGAGAAAGGAGGACCCTGAGATGTATGAGGAGATGAAGAAGATTAGGCAGCGGTTTATGAAGGAGCATGAGGATGATTTTACTCCGGAGCGTCTTATGGATAAGCATATATGTAAAAAGGCGCGTTTGAATTTGAAGCCGGGTCGTGAGTAGGAGAAGTGTATGGGTGCGATTTAATAATGAATTTGTGCCCAGATGTGGATTTTGCGGTAAATATAGAAAGGAGGATTATTTAAGACACCATTGGTTTTTTAACGGTGTTTACTGCTTAGAGTGTATACAAGATGTTTTATATGATAATGCTCGAACAATCGGAGAGATTAAATGAAAGTTAAATTATATGCGGTTTTGGATAGTGCAAGTGCGGTTTATGATGGGCCTGTTCCGTGTAAGACTGATAGTTTGGCTCTGAGGAATTTTGTAAATATGGGCAAGAATCCGGATAGCGCGATTTTTAAGAATCCGGAATGTTTCAGTTTGTGGAGAGTTGGTGAGTACGATGATGCTAAGGGAGAGGTTACTAGTGTGACAAAGGAATGTTTGGGATATGCCGTTGACTTAGGAGATGTAGATAATGCGTAGTGTAATGAAGCATACGTTTAGTGAGGTGCCGCGTGCTAATATTCAGCGATCTAGTTTTAATAGGAGTCATGGTTTAAAGACGACTTTTGATGCTGATTATCTGTATCCGGTGTTGGTTGATGATGTCGTGCCGGGAGATACGTTTAATGTAGATATGAATTTCTTTTGTCGGTTGGCTACGCCTTTGCATCCGATTATGGATAATATGTATCTAGAGAGTTTCTTTTTCTTTGTGCCGTATCGTTTGCTTTGGTCTAATTGGGAGAAGATGCATGGTGCGCAGGATAACCCTGCTGATAGTATAGATTTTACTGTGCCTGTGGTGTCTAGTTCGACTTCTGCTAATATGGGTCAGACTACTGGGTTTTATCCTTTTGGCGTGTATATGGGGTTGCCGTATTATAACGGTGTTGATTTGTCTGAGGTGACTGCGTTGCCTTTTAGGGCGTATAACCTTATTTGGAATGAGTGGTTTAGGGACGAAAACTTGCAGGATTCTGTTGTTGAGAATACTGATAATGGTCCTGATACTGTAAGTGCTACGCCTGCTAGTAGTGATTATAATTTGCTGAAGCGGGGTAAGAGACATGACTATTTTACGTCTTGTTTGCCGTGGCCTCAGAAGGGTGATGCTGTTAGTTTACCGTTGTCTGGTACTGCTCCTGTTGCTACTGATGCTAATATTTTTGATGATTTGAGTGTCTATAGTTCCGATGCTAGTGCTGATAGAAAGCTGTCTGTTCCGTCTGGTTTGGTTGAGCTAGGTAGTGCGGCTGGTGTTGCGGGGGATCATCTATATGCTGATTTTAGTCAATCTAATATTACGGCTACGGTTAATGATTTGCGTTTGGCCTTTCAGACTCAGAGGTTGCTTGAGCGTGATGCAAGATCGGGTACTCGATATAATGAACTTATTTTGTCTCATTTTGGTGTCACTGTGCCTGATTTTAGAGTGCAGAGGCCGGAGTTCCTTGGTGGGGGATCGACTCCCATTAATATTAGTGCTGTGCCTAATACTAGTCCTGTTGACTCTGTTAATGCTCCGTTGGGTTCTGATGTGAATCAGGGTGATTTGGCTGCTATGGGTACTGTTACTGGTCAGCATGGTTTTACTAAGTCCTTTACTGAGCATGGTGTTATTCTTGGTCTTGTTAATGTACGTGGTGATATTACGTATAGTCAGGGTATTGAGAGGTATTGGACTAAGAGGACTAGGTTTGATTTTTATTATCCTGTTTTGGCGCAAATTGGTGAGCAAGCTGTTTTATCTAAGGAGATTTACTATGGTGCTGCTGATCCGGATGCGGTTTTTGGGTATCAGGAGAGGTATGCCGAATATAGGTATAAGCCGAGTCGTTTGACTGGTTTGATGGCTGTTGATCAATCTGGTACTTTGGCTGCATGGCATTTATCTGAGGATTTTGCTACTGAGCCTACTTTGGGTGCTACTTTTATTCAGAGTAATACTGGTACACCTTTGGATAGGGCTATTGCTGTTCCGAGTCAGCCTCATTTTATTGGTGACTTTTACTTTAGTATGAAGTGTGCTAGGCCGATGCCGTTGTTTGGTGTTCCGGGTAATTTGGATCACTTTTAATGGATAGCGTTACTTTGTTTGATTGGTACTTTTGCTCTTTGGCCGGGATGTGTTTGCATCCCGGTTTTAAGAGAGAGGGGACTAAGGAATTGAGTATGCGTGATTGCGCGCATTTGGCTTTGGAAATGATGGAGATACGTGAGGAGGTTTTATGCCAGCTTTCTGGGGTAGTGCCGTCGGTGGAATCGGCGGAGCGTTAGTGGGTGGCTTGTTTGGTAGTTCTGGTCAGAGTAGTGCTAATAAGGCTAATGCTAAGCAAGCTAGGTTAAATAGAGATTTTCAGGAGCGAATGTCGAATACTGCTGTAAGTAGGAGAATGGCCATTTGATCGTGACTGGGAAAC